CGTATTTCTCTAAGGTTTCTATTAAATCTTTTCTGTGTTCGTGTTTATCTCGTAAATCGTGTAGAGAAAGTCGGATACTTCCTATAATCGCATTTAAGGAAGTCTTAGCGTGTATTACATCAAATAAGTTCATCTGTTTTGTTTTATAGTCCGCAATATCCAGAATCGCAATCTTGAAAATCTTCATCAAATAAGTCTAATTGCAATCTGTGATTTTTAATTTTTTCGTAAGTTATTCCGCTTTTAAAAGTACAGTTGTTTTTTTGTTCTTGCTCAATAAACCAATCAAATTGTTTACTTGCTTTCTCACTCATATATTTTAACATCAATTCGTTTCTATGAAAACAACCTACGCAATTGTTTCGGTAAGCAAATCTTACGGGTTTATCTTCCCAATACTTTTCTATTTTATCTTTAAAAATAGCATCCTTAATTAAAGGAAATTCTACTTTTCTATATGGAAGTTCTTTCCATTTATTCCTTCCGTTTTTTTCTCCTACCTTAAACTTAAAACTTTCTATTCCATCTACCGCTCTTTCAATCATAGTTTTTGCTCGGCTCATTTCATTTGCTCTAAATCCAATTCTCATTTCTAAAGGAAGTTCAATATTTTCATAGCACCATTGAGCGATAGGTTTCACTTTCATATCTACCGTACAGTATCTTGTCATTTGATTAGGTAAATAATTTTTACCATTTGCCATCTTATAACCTGCTATTACCTCATCGAAAGTATTATCACTTAACCATACTATTTCCTTGCCTATAAACTGTTCTAAATCAAGTATTGTATAGATAATAGTATCTTCTTCTAAAGTTCCTATAAAATCGTGTCCTATCTTGTCGCTTACAATTTGACGTATTTTAGCATCAGGAAATAAACATTTTTTATCGTTTGTTCTTACTAAAGCAAATACATTGTAATCTGCTGGATAATGTACGGATATATAACTTGATGTTTTACCACCGCTTAAACTGTTTACTGTCTTCATATTAAAAAGGGAGTTTATCGTCAAAGTTCATATTATGTTCTAAAGGTTTTAATCCTTGCGCTTCTCTTATTATTGGGTTAACGGCATCAATGGTAAATCCTAATCCGTGATTATAGTAAAACATTAACGGAGAATTGCTCATCGTTTGTGTACCGCCTGTATCTTTGTCCTTTATTTTATCAATATCAATAAGTGTAAAATATTGCATTGATTCTAATTTAGTAAGTCTATGTACATTAATCCAATCGTCACACATATTAGCAAATATTTTTCCACCTTCAGCCATTGATTTATTGGGAATCATTGGTTGACCTTCCCATTCGTGACCTTTTGGATATTCACTTATTTTTCTTCCAGATGCAGTCACAGGGTGCATTGATAGATATGCAGTCTTTTTATTAATCTTGCACCATCTTTTTAAGCTACGTATAAATTTGATGTTGCTTTCATAATTCATATCGTGGTCTAACTGATTAAATGGGTCTATAAAATATCCATCTGCAGGTATTGATTCAAATTCTTTTAATAAGTCTTCTGGTTTATATTGTTGACGATTGTCAATAAAGAAAAAATAATCTTCTAAATAATCATTATACAAATCAATTTCTTCGTGCGACAAGTTTTTAAATGGTATGCCAGAATACATTTGTATTAAATCTCTTAATACTTGTCCTTTTGAATTCTCATCCATCCATATTCCCCATTTTAATTTATGATTTGTAGTCAAAGCTAACATATACCAAGTCATAAAATAAGTTTTTCCGACATTGTCTCCTCCAAGAATTCCATTATACTGACCTACTTTAAATCTTAAATGCTCATCTAACTTACATCCAATGCCTAAACCTTGTGCAATTTTTCCCTCTTTATAATCGTGCAAGTATTTTCTTGCGCTTCCGTTACTTAATACCATATTGCTCTTGTAATTTTTTAGCACGTTGTACTAATGGGTCAATACTTAAAGGTTGTTTAGTAAGTTCTGTCGAACTTTTTTCCCAAGTACGAATACAGGCTTTCCAATCTTTCATTTTATTCTTACCTACCATCCAACCTTTTGAATCGTAAAAGTCTATAAATTTATTTACATCTACGTTATTCTTTCTTTCATTGCAATATTCAGCAACTTGTAAAAATGTAGGTGCTATAAACATATTCTTTTCTCTTATCTTCTCTTCTCTTATAGCATTGCTTTTGCTATGCACTTGCAATGCATTTGCATCACTCCATCTCTTTTGTGCAGCTTTACTGCGTTTTTGACTAACATTATTAAACTCTGATAGTTGTTTATCAAGGAATTTTATATAAATATTGTCTTCATTTTTATCAACCATTCCTGTATCAATTAACTCCTGCAATATATTTGCATCACGTCTGCAATACTTTTGCAATGCAAATGCATAGCTAATGCATCCAAGTTTTAACCAATAGCCAGAACATAAATTAATAAAACATACAATTGCTTCATCTGAACAAATTTGTATTTCTCCTTCTAACCATTCAGAAGGTTCGTGTTTATAGTACGGTAATTCTTTAGCCATCACTTCTCAGATTTAATTTGTTTTTGTATGTGATGTAATGCTCCTATTAACTCGTATAATCCACGCTCATCAATAAAAACAATCTTAACTGCATTCTCATCTGCAATCCCTATTTTGATAATATCGTAACTATCAATTTCAATTTGTAAACTTCTTTCGTTTACACAATCCAAAACGTACTTCATAAAATAAAATAAATAAAATAAAATAATAAAACCCCATCAAATCCAGAGCGTTCCACTTCTCTTTCATTGACAGGGTCAATAACTTTTTTAAGTTCTTATAGTGTGGAACGAGAACTATGTCACAAATATAATAAAATTTGGGACTAAAAGGGTAAACCAGAACTTTCGTTTCTAATCTTGTCAGAAGTATTTTCCATCTTTTTAAATGGTTCTTGAATCTTACCTGAGAAAAACTTACCTGCTTTACCATCTTTAATCCATAGACTAATTTCTAATTCTCTTCCGTCTACGTTTATAGTTCCTCTGTAATCAGGATGCTTCTCGTTTTCTTTCTTCTTATTCTTAAAAATAACTGCCGTGTTCGTGTTGTCGTAACTCATTTTTACTTTGTTTTTGATTGTTAAATTATATGATATTTTTCTTTAGCGTTTAAATAGGCTTGTCGTGCTTCTTCTTCGGTATTAAAATAACCTAAGTGTATTTCTTTCCAATCTAAATATATTTTTGCCCTAAATTTACCTTCACGCTTATTAAAATAATAGCCTTTATCAGTTTTTCTATTCCATTGGTTTTGTTGTCGTGTAACGCTTCTAAGGTTAATTATTCTATTGTCATCACGCACTCCGTTAATATGGTCTAACTCCTCAACTAATTCATTAAAGCATAACCACCAAGCGTATTGATGAGCAAATAAGTTTTCGTTTTTTTCTCCTACTCGTAAGTTAATAGCTATATATCCTTTGTGCCTACGTGTTATTTCCTTACCTTTTATTCCGTAAATCTTACCCGTATTTACATCGTACTTATAACCGCTTTCTTTTGCGTACTTGCATTTTTCTTCTCGTGTCATAATATACTTTTTAATTGTTCGTAGTAGTTTCTACAAAGTTCTACTTTCTCTTTAATTTGTTCGATAGCTTGTTCGTCTCTTTCTACAATAAATGTTTTAATTCGTAGGTTGTTAGGAATGTGGTCAAACGTGTGTTGAGATTGTACCGCTTCACGCAAGTCTAAATCCTCATCTATTAATCCTGCTTTCCAATGCGCTCTGCGTACCTCATCTTCTACAATTTGATGTGGTGTGTTCATTAAACAATAAATCAACTCTGCTCTATCTAATCCTGTAAGAAACATATAACCTTGCAGTTGCCAAAAATAATCTTTATTCTTTAACTCAGTATCGAATAATGGAAACGTAGAACCATCCCAAGAGCATTTTATATCAGCAAGTAAGTCTTTTGTAATTACATCGGGTTCACCCGTGAGCCATTCGTTATTATATCGCTCCGTATTTTTAACTACAAACTCCCATCCGAAAAATTGACCTGCAAACTCTATTGCCTCATCTTCCATCTGTAAACCTTTGTCTGTATATCTACTCCAAAACTCTTTGGCTATTCCTAATTCCTTTTCTTTAAAGTAATCTTGAATATAAGTCTTTGCAGTTTCAGATAGAACATCTCCCTTTGTTCTGGGAGAAGTCATTATCTTACCTATTGCGCTACATCTAATCTTCATACTAACTTTCTTAATGCTTGTTCAACTAATTCTTTTCTATTCTCTTCAGCAAATTCTTTAGTTATATGTCCGTTTCTAATCATATCTCTAATTGCTTTATTAATCAATCTAACTTTAATAGTTTCTTCGCTATTTCTTTTAGGTTGCTTATCTCGTGTAATTCTTATATTCTTACTCATAACAATAACATTGCTTTGGTTTGTAACTCAGTTAATTCATATCCTTTCAAAGCATTCTTAAATTGCTCAGTAGTTAACTCTCCGTTTGATACTTTAGTAAGTCCAGATTCAAAACGTTCCTGAGGAAATAACTTACTTACCGCTTCTCGTGCCGTGTTTCCATCGTCATCTACCGCCTGTAAACTTAAAAGCGTTTGTAAACTTCCTCTTCGGTAATAAGTAATCGAAGCAATTAATTTCTGTGGGTCGGTAATCATTGGAAGAACTAAGCTGCTTTCTATCTTGTCTCCGTTTTCAATGTCTATTATCTGAGTGCATACTTTGCCGTCTAGGATGGGTTGTAAGAGTATTAAACCGTGTTTTAATAGGATTGGTTCAGTAGCTTCTAAAATAGCGTTTAAATCAGCGTATTTTGATTTAAAGAAAGGATTGTTAGAACCTTTAGTAACTTTGCCTATCTCTTGCTTTGCTTTCCATAGCTTAGTGTAGATAGTTTCGCTTTTCGGTAGAACGTCTACCACTTCTTCTTTTTTCATAGTTATTCTGTTTTTAATTGTTTACAAATATAATACTTTTAAACACATAGCATACCTTCAGCAGCTAATTTTTTTTTAATTAATCGTTCTAAATAAATTAAAGAGTTCTTTTCGTTCTCGCTTGAATCGTTTGAGTAAGGTACACTCAAGTCTATGCAGTTCATTATCTTATCAATCTTTTCTTTTAGCACATAATCAAATCCGTTATTTGCTTGTCTAACTACTTTTAAAGCGTGAATAACTGTACTATGGTCTTTATCAAAGAATCTTCCTGCTTTGCTTAGGTGCATATTTTCTATTGCCAACCAAACCATACCTAACTGCCGCCATTGCATTACTTCTCGTTTGCGTGATACTTGTCTAAGATACTCCAGAGAAAATGGACAAGCTATTAGAAAATCCTCAAAAACGAATCTTGTATTCTTAGGGAATGATTTCTTTGTGTCTGTAATTGATTGTATGTTATAATTCATTTTTTTGGTTTTATATATTTAATGAAGTAATCGCATTTCCCTTTTTCGTTAGGGTTTATGTCTGCGTATGTTTGCCAATATTTAGAAGGTTCTGCCATATACCTGTAACACTCTTTTTTTAGTTTGCAAGTTTCATTTTTGCACATTGCTATATCTGGCATCTTATATCTCGTGTATATCTGTAATTAAACCTTTCCATAATTGGAATTTATCTTTAGCATCTGACTGAGTGTGTGCGCTTACAATTAAATAACGCTCTTCCCATCTCTTTAGCTTTACCTTGTATGTTATCTTAAATCGTTTCATAGCTTTTTATCTCTGAGATTCTATTTACTAATTGAGCGTTGTAATTATCCCAATATCTTTTTAAGTCTCCGTGTCTTACTCCGTTGTTAGGAATAAACTCGTTTTCTAATGTAGTAGGCTTTACGTGTTGGTTAAATACCTCTGTTACCTTCTTAAATACGTTTCGTGTTTTCATAGTGACAATATTAGTTTGTGATACTCTTTAATTAAATTACCTAATCTGATTAGTGTTTCTTCTGAATAGACATCTATATTTTCTTGTCGCTCAATCTCCAATTGCTCAACGTACTTTATTAATTCCTCTTTCATATCTCATCAAGGCTTTTAAGTTTATCAATTACTATCTGGTAGCTTCTCCATAATCTACCTAATCCACGTTGGCAGGTATCAATAACATTCTCTGAATGCTCGTGAAAGTTGTTAGGGATGGCTATTTCTGCATTGTACCGTAGCATATTATCTATTCGGTTCTGCATTCCTTCGCATAAGTAAAGCAATTCGTTTGCTTTTGCGTGAAGCTCTAAGGCTTCTTTAATCTGTTTTTTCATCTGTTTTGTATTATTGTTTCGACAAATATAATAAAATTGTTTATAACTGCAATACTTTTAAACAAATTATTTTAATTATTTTAAAAAAACAAAGGGAGAACATCTCTGAACTCCCTTTCTTACCTAAACAAAACAGATTGTACTTTACGAAAAAAGTTTTACTAAGGTAGCTATTTTATATTACTACGAAGTTTAAATTGTAAATAACCAATGTAAGTTTTGTTATTAATAGTAAACTTCTTATTGCAAATCTTTCTATCTGAGCATTGCATTCTGTGTTGAATAGTTCCTGCCGCAGTTGTGTACATACTTTTATAGTGTGGTAGATTTCCACAGTTAGGGCATTCAAACTTCTCTCCACCTCTCAATACCGCATAGTTTACTTTTTGCTTTGTATATGGTTCTAATTTGTGGTAAACCTTTTCAAGTACAATAACATCCATATCACAATACTCTACCATTCGTTTTAAAGCATCAGCATCTTTATTAAAAATGATAGCTTTCCACATATCCATACCTTCGTGCTTCAGCTTCGCACCAACTCCGAGAAATTTAGCAATATAATCTAACTTGTTTGAATTGAAATTAAACTGACTTTTAGCGTGTTTAAGAGTGTCTATAGATTGGTATTGAGGAAACATATCAATCTTATGTTTTAAGCATCTTGTACGCAGCCATTTTATATCGAATCTATCTCCATTATGCGCTACTATTTCATCTGCTTGATTTAATATTTTAACAAAATCTTTTAATAGTTTTTTATCGCATTGGTTTTTATCCCAAGTTAAATTATGAACCTCATCTTTACCTTCCCATTTCCAACTCACGCAAATTATAGCACGTTCTTTTATAATGTCTTCTGGTTGTATTGTAAGATTGTAACCACTTCTCCAAAATATACCAATATTAAACGATGTTTCTATGTCAAAAAATAGACGCCTTCTCATAATAATTTTGAATAAAAAAACCGATGTTACTCGGTTCTATTTGCGTTTGTAGGGTATATAGGTAGATTTACCGCCTTTCTTTATCATTCGTAAGACTTGCTTACGATTATGTCCCTCTCGGTAGGAAATATGAAACCACGCTGCCTCAGTATCATTTCCTGCTTCGTAAATTAATTGGTCGAAAACAACGTTATCTATAATCCACTCGAATAAATCTCTATCGTGTAAATCTAAGTCTATTGCTTCGCCTAAACTATGTTGAGACGTTAGAGCCCCTCCAATGCGTTTATTTACGGCAGGAGAACGATAACCACTATTAACTCTAATTGGCTTTCCTAAATGCTCTCTAATAGGCTCAAAACAATTAATAGCCAATGCCATAGCTTTAGCAAGTTGCCCAGAGTTCATCGAATTGCTTATTCCGTAGTTTGTAGCAGCATCTGAACGCTCAAATTCTGCTCTGCTTAAATGCTTACTTAACTGCATATTACTATTAGGTAAGTTACTCTTTAGTAAGTTGTGATAGTGTAGCAGTTACTCCACCAATTGCTAACAAATAACTACTTGCCGTAATTAATGCTGCGGGTAAAGCTACAGGTGCTGCGATTATAGCCGCTCCTACTGCTCCTGCAATGATCCCTACTCTTTGCACTTTCTTCCAAAACTTAGGAGTTTTAGACTGCCATCTTTCTTTTAGTTCCATATTTTACTTTTAGTTTATCAGGAAGTATAGCAAATAATTGAACGTGGTTAGGTTCGTGTTTAGATGCACTAACCGCTTTAGAAGTCGTTAAGCAATTGTATAGCTTTTCTTCAACGTCAGATAGTCTACCATTCATCCACCATAGACAAAGACAAAGTAATCCCGTTACTCCGTGTTTCTTTATTGATTCAATTATCGTTATAGGTTCCATAGTGGCAAATATAACTATTTATTTAATTTACAGAAGGAAATGGTGGTGTAGTAACTTCAAAATCTGTAGGATTTCCTAATACTGCTTTCAATGATTCATCAAATCTGATATAATAAAAGATAGGATTGTCCAAATTAGCAGCTTGATAATCTACCCAATTCTGTGTTACGTCATCAGGTGCTACAGGAATGCCGTAGTAAGTATCACAAGCCTCTCTCGCATCAATTGCTTCTTGCTCTGTAGTGTATTTATATCCGTTTACTTCCATTAGTATACTGAATAGAATGTGTTAATATTATCAGATATCCCTGATCTATTAGATGATTGATTTGAATTCCAAATAATCCACTCTGAAAAATATCCATTAAAATCAAAGCTATAAGCATATCCTCCAAATTTATAAGAAGTAAATAAACTTGAAGTATTACAATTTTGATGAACAATTAATTTTCTACCATTCAAAACGTTATATACATCATTACGTGTGGTTGGAGTAGATAAAGAATTATTTACATATAAAGATGGAGTCCCATATGTATCGAAAATAGATGTGCTTGAAGATCCTGATGTTGCTACATATCCATAACCACTACTTGCAGCATTAGCATAAGGATATAAATATTGAGTATCTCCATTTGAATTAAGTAAAAAATATTGATCTACAACAGAAGCTCCAGATAATGTATTTTCAAATGATCTTACACCACCACTAAAATCTGCTACAGGAAAAGAACTATCTTTAATCACTGATCCTGAATTTACTATTTTAGGCTGTGATCCTGCTGTGGATTGAGTTAAATCTTTAGCATTCCCGCTTTGATCATAAACTGTAGTTACAAATCCATTATTTGCACCTACAAATGTAGTCAGTGCTGATTCATCTAATAGATTGCCTACAGTATATCCTATATCTTGTTCTGCATTATCACTTGACCTTCTAACTCTAATTAGTGAGCCAGTATATGTAGAAGACAATCTTCTTGCAGTAGAATAGGCAGCAGCAGAGCCTGTGTATGTATCAAGCAAAAAGCTAAATGGAGGAACACTTGGCTGCACTAAATATGGATTGATTATCATACTCTTGTTCCTATGATAGTAACTTTCAAACCTTTCGCAGTTCCATCACCAATTTGGTCGATATCTACTGTTATCTCAGCATCATCCGCCAATGCACTATCAGATATCACCGCAGCAGTTGCTGCCGTTGTAGATGTCTTTTCAGTATTGTCAATTGTCAACTTTGTTGATAGGATAGTTGTACCACCCTCATTGATGTCAACCGTGAAGATACTACCTGATGCTTGAGCAGTTGAAAGAGATGCGCGAACCGCAGTAATTGTCATTGCATAAGGCATTCTGAAAGTAACCTTTGCAGTTCCCGTAGTAAGTGCTGTAGTTTCATCTGATGCAGCTACTTGCACCTCAGTTGGCAAACCACTTTGAGCAAATGTCTTAACGTTTGCTCCTGTAACTCTCTTAGTAACGTACGATGCACCGCTAACCTCAGATATAACCATTAAATCCGTAGCCGCAAGTGCTGCGCCTTTAGCCGTTAGTTCACTTATTTTCTTTTCTGCCATTTTGTATTTTTTATCGTTCTAATAATGTTTCGCCTGAATAAGAAGCATCGTATATCGCTCCAAATCCACCGCTATTAAATAATGTCTCGTCTATAAGAAAGTCCTCTGCTTCTGTAACAAAGAAATCAGAATTCTCAGCAAGTAGGTTAGTAGTCTCTAAACCACCGCTGCTTCCATCTGCTCCCCAACTAATCGTGTTAAGAACGCCTTGTCCCCATCCTATTGTGTTCGCCATCTTTCTCTACTTTCTTTAAGTATAACTTTAACTTTTGTATATTGTTTTCTTTTACCTTGTACTTCTTCATAAATACCACCCATTTAAGTTATTCTCTCCTCGTGGGTACATATCACCGTTTGAATTAGAATTATACTCTGGGAAAGATGCCGTGTTAAAATTAATGTAGTCAACAAATCTTTGCGTATAGTGTTGTGCTATTTGTCTTTGCTTTTCTACTAAGAAATCTACTTCGTTTTTTTCTACTGTAGTAGCGTTTTCGGAATCGTGTTTATATACTCCTTTGTTAGCGATTGTATAAGCTGCAAAAGGCAAATATTCTACCATTGCCCAATGTATAAGCATAGGCTTTATATAGTCAATTAAAAGATTGTTATACGCACTTGGTATTGTATAGATTGAACTGATTGTTACCGCTCCATTTGTACCACCTGCTACCGTTGCAGTATTTCCAACTTTATAACCCGTTCCTGCCGTGTTTATTGTAGCGTTTGTAATTAACCCTGCCGCAGCAGTAATATTTAATTTTAAACCCGTTCCCGTTGCGCTTGTTGTACTTCTGTCTGTTCCCGTTGTATAACCTGTTCCTTGATTTGTTACAGTTATTGCCGTTGGGATTCCTGACGTAGCTAAAGTAATTTCATCTTTAATTCTATTCAACAAGTCTGTACCCAACATAGTTTGTAGGTGTACATCCTGCGCTATTTTGATAAACTGAATAAATTTATCTGTATCTACATTAGCATTTACCGCAGTAAATTTAACTAAGTCTGTTCTTGATATTAAAAGTGCTTCCGCCATTGTTTATTTTTCTTTTGGTAAAAATCCTTTGTTCGGCATATCTATAGGTCTTGTAGATACTAAAGATGGATTCTTGATTACATAACCGAATTCTTCTGCTTTTTTACCTGCTATAATTCGTGCGTTAGGATTGTTTACATCTATTCCCGCACCTTCAAAACTTGCATATACTCGTTTATTCCATCTGTGATGACAACCACCACCACCTTTGTAAAGCCAAATATCGTAAGTATTTGCTCCTCGTGGACCCCAACCTTCATTAACTATTTGGTTACCCATTTGAAGTATGTCTTCTTTACGATAAATCTTATTAGCTGCAATCATATTTTTACAAAACTTTCTACTTTTTTCTGTAGTATCTCCTGCATAAACATAACGAGTAATAAACTTAACACCATCTATAATTTCGTCTTGTGACGATTTAGAATTAGGTCTTGCAGTTCCTGTACTAACTAAGTTTACTATCTTATCAAATAAAGACAATTTAACGCCATTTAAAAGCATTTCATTCTCTTTATCGTCATTATCATAGTCTACCTCGTATTCGTCTATTAGAAGCCAATTTTGGTTAGGCTCTTCTCCTTTCTCAATTAACGCATTCGATATAAAATCGTCTTGTGAACTTAACTGCGTTCCTGTTTCTTCTGCTACTTGCTCTTCAGTTTGAGCGTTCTCTAAATCTGTAAATTCAAGTGGTTTAAGAGTTCTAAAGAATAGGTTAAGACTGATTCCGTTAACTGCTAAGATTCTATCAATAGCACTAAGTAATACTTCTTGTTTTGGTCGTATAACTAAATTATCGAACAACACAAAGCTATTTTGTAACTCATCCGCATTTGAACTAAAGCCATTTGTTGAAGCAATACCGAAAAGCAAAGGACTTGTAACGTTATGTGATAACATAATCTTACGCATACACTCATCACTTAACTGATTGTATAAATCGGGTGCATTGTCTACCGGTATAGAATCTATTGTAGTTTTACTTTCAGCGTTGTTATTAAATGCTACGATAACTCGTTGTCCATTTGCGCCTGTAAGTTTAGACATAACCTTAGAAGAGATAATATCTTGCTCCTCTGGTGTTGGTTGCCCATTATTGAAGTTTACTACCGTGCGTGAACTAAATGAAGACTGAACCTCAGAAATTAAATAGCTTGAAATCTCTTCTTCTAATACTGCGTATGGGATTCCACCTTGATAATCTACATAGCTAAAGTATTTCATTCCTACCGAGTAAGGTTGAATTAACATTATTTCTACTTGCTCATTACCGAATCCAAATGCAGGAATTCTTTTAGGTGCATAGTTTCTTAAATCTTCCCAATTATCAGAATAGTAATAGGCTTCGATTTGTCCGTCTTTATTGCACTTCTCAGGTGCTAAAAGATGCACAGGAATATGATATGCCTTTAATACTTTGCTTCTATCCTTAGAATAATGTACTTGAAACGCTGCTTGTCCCAACATCTCAAAATCTAATACTACTTTACGC